CATAGCAAGAATCGTCGAAGATGGTGGAACAAGGTTCGCAGACTATAGAGGTTTGTATGTCACAAATAAATTCTCTATAGAACCTGATGACAAGATAGGATACCGAGGAAAGTACTTTAATGTACTGCAACAATCTGATGAGGAACCTTTCGGTTTCAATTCATACATCCTTGAGAAATCGGAGAACTGGAAGCCATGAGAATAGACGTTAAAGCAATACAACTATTTGTAGACCAGATGGTTGGCATACCAAAATTTTCATATCCAGCTAGACAGAATGACGCACCAAAGCCAGTCGATGTGTTTGCTCATATAAGACTTTTAGAAGAGTACCAAGTAGGTATTCCGAATCAAAGGATTAAAGAACAAGACGACTTAACTACAACATACATTACTTATAGTCCTGCTATGTTGCGGTTTAGGATTGGCGTAGTTGACACTGACGGAGTACCATCCACACGTATCATGCATGGTTGGACTTCTGAAGCTATGAAAGAACTCATGAAGAGTACTGGCTATGGTTTCATAAGCTGTCATCCTCTTTCTAATGAAGATGCTAAGCTGGAAAAAGAATGGGAGTACAGAAATGGATTCTCACTCGAAGTATATGTGACAAGAGTTTTTGAGGAAGTGGTGGATAACATCACAGCATTGACAGTTTCAGGTGAGTACATTACTGAGAGCCTGGATGTTATACTTCTCAATTTTGATATAAACAATAACTAATTAGGAATAATTATGGCGATTGAAATTACTGAATTTGCTGACGTTAGCATCTCCGTATCTCCTGTTGGAGTACAAGGTGGTAACTTTGGTATATCAATACAATTGCTCCAGCTGAACGTGCTCGTGCTTATACAAGCCTAGCCAGCGTTGCTGGTGATTGGGAAGCTTCTTCAGAAGTGATGAAGGCAGCTACTGCATTTTACTCACAGACACCTACGCCTACTGACTTTGTAACTCTTATGAGTTATGATACAGCACAGGCAGCACGACTGATTGGTGGAGACCACGACCAACTTAGCGAGTTAATAGCTAACATTACTGGTTCCGGTGTACTTGAGATAACTATTGATGGTACAACTATCACAGACAATACCATTGATTTGTCTGGTGCAGCTGATTTAGATGCTGTAGCTACAACCATTACAGCAGCTATCAGTACGTATGGTGCGTGTTTCTATGGAGCGTTCGGCTTCATCATAACATCACTTACTACTGGTACTAGCAGCACTATGACTTTTGGTACTGGTGATGTAGCTGAAGCTTTAGGCTTAGCCTCTTACCAAGCTGCTGTTAGTGATGGCCTAGAAGCTGAAACTCCAGTTGACTCTCTTGCTGCTATTGCAGTTAAGGGTATTGATTACGTTGGTCTAGTAACACATAAAGACATGCGTGATGTATTGTCTGGTGCTACTGGTGAGACTACTTTAGAGATTGCTCAGTTCGCGGAAGCAGATAAGAAAATCTTTTGTAACACAACCAACAGTTTGGCAGTACTTAACAGTGCTATCACTTCTGATATTGCTTCTGTACTTAAGTCTGCTGCACTACGCTTTAGCTTAACAACTTTCTGTTCTAACTACAACCTGTACCCATCGGCTTCTGTCTTTGGTCGTGCAGCTTCAGTTAACTTCTCAGGCATTAACCAGACCATTACTCTTAACCTTAAGACAATGCCTGGAATCGTTTCTGAGAACTTGACACCTGCTGAGTTCGGTGTCCTTCGTGGCAAGAACGCTTCAGCTGTTGTTCAGATTGGTAAGTCTGTAAACGCTTACACAGATTCACGTATGGCATCAGGCTCTTGGCTTGATACTACTCATGGTCTGATGTGGCTTGAGAACCGCTGTGAAGTTGACCTGTTCAATTTACTGTATCAGTCAACTACAAAGATTCCATTTACTCAGACAGGCATTAATACTGCTGTCGCTACCCTTGACCGTTCACTACAGGCAGCTGTACGTAATGGTTTAGCTGGCCCAGGTTTCTTACCTGATGGCACGTACTTACCAGAAGGCTACGAGATTCTATCTGTAGCACTGGCTGATGTACCTGCTGGTGATAAAGGTAATCGTATCTACAAAGGTATGTCCTTCAAAATGGTTGGTGCTGGTGCTCTACATGAAGTAGTAGTATCTGGTTCTTTCTCAGAGTAATTAAATTTGGTCAGCCTTCGGGCTGGCCTTAGCGAGGAGCTAAATAATGTATCAATACAGTTTTGCTAATGTAGACTTACAACTGGAAATCCCGAACGCTAGTGGCGACTACTCTAGTTCTAAGGTTCAAGGTTTTGCTACAGGCGAGAATCTAATCAATGTCGTTCGACGCGCACCTATTGCAACTACGCAGTTCGGTGCCTACGGTGACATGGTAGTATCAATGCAACGTATTCGTGCTGGTGATTTAACTTTCCCAGTACTTATGAATGCACCTGAGAATAAACTTCTTCAGGACTATGCAAACTACTTCCAAGCACAAGCCGATGCTGATGGCGCGTTAATCTTTCCTATCCAGGCTAAGTTAACCGACAACATGGGTAAGGATGAGGCTGTTCTAACGAATGGTGTTATTCTTGCTATGCCAGCAATGTCTCGTGGTCAAACCATGAACACAGTTACATGGGTACTTACTTTCGAGAAAGTTGTATTCAAGCGTGAAGATGGTGATGATGCTGCGAACTTCGGTGCGTAAGTAAATCAATAGTTGGCCTGTCCCTTCGGGGATGGGCTTTCTTATTTCCTAAGCACTTACTAACAAGTGCCTAGAATAAACAGAGGAGAATTATTATGGCTGGATATACAGCTAACCTAAAAGACGGAAGAGAAATCTACATACCTAACTGGCCTGTAGATGTTGCACTTGAGAACCTGGCTATGGCTGGAAAGTACATCGGTGCAGATAATGTTATTAACATATCAGATTTAAACATAGCTTCGGTAATAGTGGCTATCATGAATGCAGAGAACCCAGCGAAGACAGCAGAGCTTATTAAGCACTTTGTATGTCATGTACGCATAGATGGTTCTAAGATTGACCCCAGTACAATGAACACAATGTTTGCTGATGATTTAAAGTCAGTAGCTGAGATGTTCGCACATGTTATTCACTCGCAGTACAATGATTTTTTCGAGTGCGGTTTAGCAAAGGAACACTCCCCAGCTTAATTGACTCTGGTGAGCAAACTATTCTGCCTATGGATTACAATTCAATCTATCCAGAACTGAATGGTTACTTGATTAAACCATTATTGAATGACCCACCACTTTGTAAGCTTAAGGAGTTACAGGATGGTACATACACAATCAAGGACCTGGAAGTAATGCATCAGGTTATTGAAATTAAACAACACATGAAGCCAGCTGTTGCTTCACCTCCTCCCTAAATGGGAATCGGAGGATTATCTTAGGAGACTAACATGGCAGGAATAGACGGTTTAGGTGGTGGCTTCGGTGCCGGTCTCGGTGGCGAGAGTGACGTAGATGACTTTGGTTACTCTAATCAGCCAGCCTCTGGAGGATATGAATCCGAGTTATCAGCAGAACAAATGATAGCTGAGTACAATAGTACCTTAACTGGTACGAATGCAAAAGCTCAGGCTGATACAGAAGCAACTATGGAAGCTCTTAAGGCAAGCCATGCTCCTGCTGATGGTACTGGTGGGATTACCTCCGGTGACTTACAAGCATTCAGGTTTGGCCAATTGTCAGAGTCTCAGATACACCTAGCGATTAACATCCTAGAAGACAAGAGCATGAACTTCGATACTGACACAGCTGTTGAGACCTTCACCAATGTTACCGGTGAATCTCCTGCTGCTATGGCTGGCAAGATGAAGACCCAGCTAAGACGCTCTGGCTACTTCAACTACAAGAATGAAGTACCAACAACTGAAGGGGTAACTCCCTATGGTGCATCCAGGTCTCAAAAGGACCGGAATATGATACTGAGCATGATGGGTACGACTGCTGAGAACTATGAAGTCTCTGGAGCTGGTGGCCGGTTAACAGGTAATGTTGACGGTCAGAATATCGGTGCTTCAGCCGAAGGCCTCGTAGGAGCTTACCAGTTCGCGCAGACGTTCGCGGATACCTTAATTGACCCAAGGGTTAGTCGAGAGGGTGCGCGTTACTCAGGCCTCCTTCAGGACACCACAGAGGCTGTTATTAACCAGATGGTTACAGGCACCGGCTACAAAGGCCAGGATGCAGCTGTACCGTTACCTAATGAGTTACGGATTGATGGACTGATTCCTACCATAGGCAAAGGTCGTAATCCTCAAGGTACACCATTTACTACTATGGGCTTTGCTATTGCTGAAGCTCGTGGTGAGTTATCCTCGATGGGTGATAAGGCTTTCTTCATGGACCCCAGTCGCGTTAATACCTTCTTCCCTATACAGGGCAAGAGAAAGGACTATACAGACGCTGAGTGGGAAGCACAGAAGCTTGGGAAGCGTGAACAGTTTAATGAGTTCCGTGACCAGTACTTTGAAATGAAAGAGCAGTTCGTAGACAGTTCCGATGAAGCCTATGGCAACAAGAGAACCGGCAAAGGCTTCCGAGCAGCTGCCACTGAATATGAACGTGCACAGAACATACGTGAGCGTATAAGCGTACTTGGTTTGGATTGGGCTGATGCTCCTGATGACCCAGGTGCTACTCCTAGTGCTAACCTGGCTCGTGTTGGTGTTGATGAAGACTTCGTTGAGAAAGTCATACCAGCTGGGCAGAGGCTTGAAGGTTCCCAGAACATGTCCTTTGGACACAACTATGGACTATCTTCCAGTGCTGAGTTCGAGCAGAAGGTTTCTGATTTGATGTACGATGGTACACCTATGGATGCTGCTATCGACATGGTGATGGGTGATTATGAAGAGCCCTCCCTTGACACAGCACAATCAAGATACCTAGCCAGTGCTAAAGGAAGGGCTGTTCAAGGCTCTGCTGCATGGAAGGCTGAGCGAAGAGGTTTAATATCTGCTTCGACTGCCAGCCTACTGGATGCTAAAGATGGTATCTCTAAGATGGCTTTGACCCTGAAGCGTGAACAGATGGGTTATCACTCACAGTACCCTCCAGAGGGTTCATTCCAATCAGAAGGTTTCGTAGGCAATGATGCTACCGGTAAAGGTAACAGACAAGAGCAAGCAACACTTCAAGCTTTCCTGGCCACACAAGGCAAAGGACTGACCTATGAAGAAGCTTTCTTTGAAACTAATCCGAAGCTTCCAGGCTTTGGTGCATCACCTGATGGTAGACTGTTTAATCCTGACGGTTCCTCAGCTGGCTTACTAGAACTTAAGACGCTACAGAAATCAACATACAGAGGCTCCACTAAGAAGTACAATGACCAGATGCAATTGCAGATGGCTGTTACCGGTGAGAGTCAAGTACACTTCTTTGCTCGTGACCAATACGGTGAAGCTGGTGATTATGAATACAACGTAGTCCAATACGACCAATCAAGAGTAGATGAATTACTTGAGAGTGGTCAAACTGCTATTGACTTAGCAGGAGGACTATCTACTAGAAAGGAGGTACAAGAATTGCAAGGTGCTATTAACGCTAATAAAAGAGCGAAACGTGTTGCCTCCAGACCTAATGTGGATGGCGAGAAATTTAATGATAAGAGTGATATTGTCGAAGAGGTTATGACTGCACTCAAAGAAGATGATATAGTTGGACCACCTACTAAGCAACAGGCCCTGGGTAAGAGATTACTTCAACAGGTTCTGGACAGTGATAGTAAGGATGTTGAAGACCTAAGCTTTATCGGCCCACAGGAAAGTGATGTCGGTAGTAAGGCTCGTAAGAAAGTTGCAGCTATGCGTGAAGGCAAAGAAGTTGATGCTCACATGTACCGGCTTAAGACTGGTGATGAAGTCCTTGATGAAGCTACTGCTGAGAACAAGAGGCGTGATGCAGAAACTTCTAAGAGTCATAAAGAGTTAGCTGAGTCTTCCTTCAAAGCTTCTAAAATGATTAACCACTTTGCTGCTTCTGCAAGAAAGGCTGCTGCTATCTTTAGCGGTATCGGTGCTGGTATGACTGGCAAGACTGAAGACGTACTTGATGAGGGCCGGCTGGCTGCTCGTGTTGGTATGTCTGCTGAAGAACTTCGTGGTACTCGTGTTGCCTTAAGAAGTGCACAACTTACTGACAAGCAGATTGATGCTGCTGTTGGTGGTGCAGGTGATTTAGTATCTGGATTAAATACTCCTTTGGGTATCGAGTCCTTTGTTGAGTCTACTTATGCTCCTATGATGGCTGCTATTGGTGACAACCCAGAACTAGCTCACCTTGAAATGGGTAGCATAGATGAATGGCGTGACCTTGATAACCGAGGAGTGATGCAGAAAGTATCTGGCATGATGGCTGGTCTCAGTCCTGAAATGCGTAAGGTAGTTGGTAATGCACTTCCAGGTGGCTTAAAGGAATTAGCATTTGCTGCTGACCAAGTTCAAGGTGTTAACTTAGCTACTGTAATGGATAAGGAAATTGACATAGCCGGTGGCCGAAGAGTTGCTGGTGGCATGTATGAAGTGCAACGTGGTAAGCAACTACTTGGTGAAGCTGCATCAACAACTACTGGCTCTGCTGGTATGATTGGGGAAGGCTTTAAGACTATTGGTGACTTCCTATCTATTGATGGTGTTAGTCAGTTGATTGGTGGTGCCTTATCACTTGGTGGTGAAGCTCTTGGTGAAACTGTTGGTGAAATGGTTACACCTAATAAGATTGAAGGCCTGGCTCCAACAAAGGCTCAAGCTATTCAGAAAGCTGCTATGCCTACTAAGACTATTTCTCCGGTACACACAACTGATTTAGTATCGAAAGATATTGGACCTATTGCAGTTCCTGGAGATGCTCCAAAGGATAAGGACACAGTTCAGAACTTTGACATCCAAGTTAATGTAAGTAAGGATGGCACTAACGTACAAGTACAAGACAATGGTAACATAGTTCATGATGATTACATTCATGACACCAACACAGGAGATTAATAATGGCGAAGATTAGATTTGGTCAGTACGTAAGACTAACGGTTGAGTCAAGAGACAACACTCCTGTATTTGAAACTGATAGCTTGCGTGTTGACTTCGACATACGAGACATAGCAGGTTGGCAAAGGGCCAAGATTGATATTTATAATCTAAGCCCAGAAACTAACAAGCTGCTTATCAATGGTGAAAACTATGTAACCATAACTACTTCCCTGCATGGAGGCAAGGAAGTTATCTTGGCTAAACATTTGTATGTAAGTAATGCATCTAATGAGTTCTCTTTACCGAATAGTATTACAAAACTGTACTGCTACTCGTCACTGAAGAGAACACACTTAGAGAAACAAATAAGTATTGAAGTTACCCAACCATCACTTAAGAAATGCATGGATGAGATAATGCACTCTGTATACTACGGCAAGGAAGTAAATGTAATTTATAAACAGTTCCCTGATAACTATGTCGAGGCTCTCCCTGAGAATCCCTTGGCAAAGTTTGAGGGCTCTGTTATATCTTGCGTAGACCTACTTGGTAAACAGTACAGGTTCCAACAGTTCATTGATGGTACTGACCTGGTTATAATGTATCAGGTTACTCCTAAGAACCAAAGTGCTACCTCTTTAGAGAAGGAGGATGGTACTGTTAAGTTGAGTACAGATAACATGAGGTCCAACCCAAAACTTGGGCCATCTACTATCGAGATACATTCAAACTTAGATGCCAGGATTAAACCGGCAGCTGTCATTGATATAGCTAACATACTAACGGCTGGCACAACAACTCCAGACAAACAACTGGAGACTGCTAAGAACTTACTAAAGAACTCAGTAGCCAACTTCCGTAAGTATCAGGTATACAAGGTACAGCACAAAGGTTCTAACTTCACAGGTGAGTGGTCTACTCATGCTTCGGGTGTGGCTCCTACACAGGGATTCACAATGTCTAATAACGATTACAGTTGGTTTAAATAATGAGTACTCCAAATAAAGCGTACATTAAGTTTAAGCTTGATGATGCGGATACAGACTTCATTGAAATACGGTTCCATTCAGTAATCTTTGAAGACCATGAAGTGTCCAATGAAATAACAAAGTTCCCTGTACAGTCAGGGTTTGATATAAGCAATCACTCTATACGCAAGAATCGTAAGATAAGCTTATCAGCTATGGTTTCCAACACGCAGATGTTAAACTCTGCTGAGTTCCATGAGTACAGTTCTCAGGACAACTCTCGAACAATGCATGACATGCTCACTGTCTTAGTACGTGAAGCAATATCTTGTACTGTTATAACAAACCTAGATGAGTACACTCCGGTTATATTTAAACGGTTTAAAACTAAGCAGGAAGCTGGTATGACTGATGCCATGAGCTTCGTATTATCTGGTGAGGAAGTTCAAATAGCCTCTTCAGTTAATAAAAGTTCTATAGCAGCTGTTGTGTTTGAACCTCTGAAGGATAGTGAGAGAGCTGCTAAGGTTGAAGAGTTACGTCAGGCTGGTCTTGATGTACCTGAAGAAGCTACTATATCCACAGGAAAAGCAGACCTGGCTGTTGGCTTTCAACTTCCCACTACGCTTCCCACTGGTGCTCCAGCTAAGATGACGTATGACCCTGTAGCATTTGACCCAAGTAATTCCGAGCACTCTTTTGAATGTAGCATTAGCCCAGACGGTACTGTTACTGATGAAGAGTCAGGTGCTACCTTAATCGGTGGAGACCTGGAAGCCAGTTTACTAAATGGTGCGAATGTGATGGGTGCCTGTTTAGTAGAGCAAGGTGTAGGCCTAGCAACTGAACTTGTCGATGAAGCAGTCACTACTGCCTTGGGAGACTTAAAGAAAACTATTTATGGTGGCCTTTATGAAGTCCTTGGTGTTAACGGTGACAGGTCTTTCGGCCAACGACTATTAGGTATCGGCCTTGACTGTTTCATCTGTGGTGCAACTGCTGCATACGAAACAGACGCTTCAGGGTTCGCTACAATAACTGAAGATGACTTCGACACAGACTTACCAACCGTAGACGATGCACTTGAAGGTGCTGCTACACATGGTGACGGTCTCATAACAGATACCCTGTCACAGTCCTCACCAACAACCATAACTAAAATATCAGGAAGCAGTGCAGGTACAACTAGCTTCTTGGGAGACCTATTGTGATAAACAACGAGAAATATTCCATCGCACTTCCTGGGAGGATAGTTGCGTACTACCCTGAAGACCAGACAGCTGATGTAATAGTTTCCGTAGAAAGAATCACACACAGCTCTGAAGGTACTTACATAAGCACACCCAGGAAAACTATTAAGAAGATGCCAGTACACATACCTTCGGGTGGTGGCTGGTCCTTAACCTTTCCTATCAAACCTGATGACACTTGTCTGTTACTGTTTAGCCAGATTGGTTACGACCACTGGTTCTATAGTGACTCAGACACAGCCGGTACATTAGCAGGTCTACCAAAACCTCACATGTCTCGACAGTTCAATGAAGACGATGGATTCTGTTTAGTTGGTTTCAATACGATACCTAGAGCTATTACAGACCACCATGCAACTGGTGCAGAATTAAGAGGTCCGGTAGCTGCTGACCAGCACATACTATTAGCTGATGATAATTCAATAACTATTACTAGTAGTGTAAGCTTAACAATTAACGCCCCTGCTGTAACAGTGAACTGTGAAACAGCTGAGTTAAATGCAAGCACTGGTGTAGATGTTAATACACCCATCACTGCAATATCTGATGACGTAACAATCGGTGGTACTCTTGAAGTTACCGGTGCAGTTACTAACTTGGATACTATGGACACAACTGGTATTGTTACTAACCTAGCCATTGTTAATACTACTGGTATTACAACTACAGGTGGTATTGCTGTTGCCGGTGGAGCTGCTGCTGATATGGGTTCTGGTGACATGACAAGTACTGGTACAATGTCTGTCAATGGTGTTGACCTTGAGACACATGTACATCCTTATACTTGGACTGATGCGGGTGGTTCTGGTAACACAAGCCCACCAGCATAACAGGAGAATGAAATGCAATTAGCTTTAGATGATAGAAATGATTTAATACTGGCTACTCAGGACCCAGTTGAGGGTATAGGAGACCCAGAGTTCGACCTACCTATGGTAAGTAGTTTTAGCTATGAACAGTGGGCTGACTTTAGTCTGGGTGCTTACACATCTAGTGGGCAACTAATAATGCCCTCTGATTCTGTAGCAGCTATCTGGCACAGCGATATAGTGTTGGGTGATAAGGTAAACCTTTCAATAGAAATTGAATCTGGGTGCTCTTTTGCAAACCAACTCAGATTAAACTCAAGTAGCTTAACTTACCAGATTACTAGCAATGGTGTACATGAGTTTGAGTTTGTGGTTGTCGATGATACTGACTTCAACTTTGGTATACTTAATCAAAACTCATCAGGTGATGACATTGTAATAAACTACCATCGTGCTCCTGTTACTAAAGGGGCCGGTGTGTATCGAGTGACTGATGGCAGATACACTATACAGTTAGTTAAGAACCGACTGATGACTGGCTTAGGTGAATGGTTACTAGACCCTCGCCTTGGCTGGATGAGTTTAATTAATTACGAAAAGAATCCTGACCTGTTCCTTATTGAGTTAAGGGCCAAGCGGGTAATATTAACTACACCAAATGTTAAGTCCATTGAGGAATTTGACATGGTGCTACACGACAGGATACTTACTGTTACATTCAAAGCAACAACTACGTTTGGTGTAATAGACTTAACAGTACCTTGGGGAGCAACGTAATGGCAGGATTGACATCGGAAGGTTTCACCCCTGAGACCTTGGAAGATATTCAAGACCGAATCATGAACAACTTAAACGTGCTAAGCCCAGGCTTTGACTTCAGTCCAGAATCACCGGACGGTCAATTGCTTGGTATCTTATCATACGAAATATCAGCAGCCTGGAACGAGCTGGCTGTTGTGTATAAAGCCTATGACCCTAGTCAGGCAACTGGTGCAGCTCTTCGTAACTTAGGCGTAATTACCGGTATACTGTATGGTGCTGCTACTCGTAGTCAGGCTACTGTAACATTAGATGGAGTTACTGGTACTATCGTGCCAGCTGGTTCTCTTGTAGCAGATGCTGCTGGAAATGACTTTGCTACACAGTTTGATGCAACAGTGCCTTCTTCGGTACTATGTGTGTCTACCGTATCTGGTAAGATTCCTGTACTAGCCGGTACTTTGGTTACAGCCAAGACAGTAATAGTAGACTGGACAGGCGTAACCCAGGCCCTCGATGGTATTGAGGGTGACGTAGCTCAGTCTGAAACAGCTTACCGTAACTTACGTAATCGTACAGTGTTAAGGAACTACACAAGTACTGATGAAGCTATGTCATCTCGCCTGTATGAGTTAGGCCTTGAACAGGTTTCTGTTTATAGCAATGAAACAACTGGCACAGTCGATGGTGTACCTGCAAATACTATACACGTTACAGTATCACCTACCAGTGTTATTACTGATGAGGATATTGCCAGAGTTATCTTGAATACTAAACCGGCTGCTTGTGCAACTCACGGTGCAACCAATGTAGTTCTTGATGATACACAAGGTGTCTCACACAGCATTAACTTTACAGAAGCCACAGAGGTTCCTATCTTTATCAGTGCAGACGTTACTTATCTGGATGAAGAAAATGCTGGTGCCAAGGAAGCTATTGAGCAAGCCCTGATAGACCACATCAATGCATTACAAGTTGATGAAGATGTTATCTACTCAAGACTGTTTGGGGTTATTACACCTTATGGTAAGGCTCAGGTTAACTCACTTACAATAGGTTTGTCTGCAACACCTACAGGTACTGTAAACTTACCTATGTCAGCTATCGAGGCAGCAAGCACGATACTGGCTAATGTAATTATAACGGAGACTTAATATGGCTCACGAATCCCTAACGGATAAGGGTACTCAAATAATGGATGGACTGCTACTAAGTCAGTATGCAGACTCTCCCTTACTGAGACAATACCTACTAGCATACATAAATGAAATGGACTGGCTCTTTCAAAGTATTGAAGAGGTTCATTATGGACGTATGTTAGAACATGCTGTAGGTGCTCAACTAGATATTATTGGTGAAATACTCAATCAATCCAGAAGTGTAGTACTGCCCAGCATTAACTTTGGTTTTGTTGGAGCTCCTGGTGTTGACAAGATGGCTGATGAAGCTACTCCGGTAGATGGTGGTGTCTTCTTAAGTGAAGACCAATCAGGACTTTCCGTAACTCCTCTAAGTGACCACGAGTACCGAAGAGTTCTTAAATGTAAGGGCTACATACTAAACAAGCAGGACTTAAGCATAGAAACTATGTATGGTGCTCTGGCTACATTTTTGGATTACATACCAGTAACATTTGAGATAACTACTGTATCTAATCAGGACCTGCTGTTAACACTCTCAGCTGCTGATTTAGGTGCAAGAGATAGACTGCTGATACACTACTTAGCTGATAAGTATATTGTACCGGCTGGCACTACCTTTAACTCAACAACAATTTAATGAGGTCATTATGACTACACAAGTAAATTTAGATTTAATATGGGCCTTGACCGGTGGTGTTACAGACCCAGGAGATGTAAAGTATAACACTGGTTGGGTAAGTGAAATACCTACCTTCCAGAACTTTAACTTCGTTCTTCAGAACCACTCAAAGAACCTTTTAGCATTAGCTGAAGCTGGTGAGTTTGACTGGCAGACTGAGATTGCATACACAGCCGGTACTAAAGTAATACGTGCTGGCAAGATATTTACATGCCGAGCTGACAATACTGCGGAAGACCCTTCCCTAGATACACCTGGAGATTTCTGGATAGCTGGTACTATATTTGGTGACGTTGCACCTACCGATGCTCGTAAAGACTTGGGTGTGCAAATCAAGAATGTTAATCCAAGAAACTCTGCTACCACATGGGATGGCTCTGATGAGACTATCCACAATGCCAGTGCCTTAATTGAGCTGGTTACAACTAACGTGGCTTCTAAGAACTGGTTACTTGGTAATGTATCAGGTGAATTAGTTGTTATTGATTTAGACACAGACATCATACCTGATGGCCGTAGTATTGCTGTAGCAGAACCAACAACGCACAGATTGTTCCATGAAGGACATCCACCTGTTGTGGCTGAAGTGGCCGGTGCTGTAGAAGATGTAGCTAATGATGGTATTATTTATGCACGTAAAGATGGTGCTTGGGTTGTCGTTGCGGGTAACATTGTAGCAGACGAGCCACCACCACCTTCTATAGGTTCTGGTACTGGTTGGTACAATTTAGCTGATGGTAAGTACTACATTGATATTAATGACGGTGACAGCTCTCAGTGGGTTCCAGCGAATCCTCCTCTGATACCTGATATGGTTGCTGAGCTGATTGGCTATACTGGCGAGCTTGGTGCTAATGTACAGGAAGCTCTTGATGTACTTGAAGGTGCCAACTCAAACGTATCTTTGGATAATGGTGGTGTGTATACATTAGGCAGAAGTTCTGGTTCGACTTTCAGCGAAACTAGAGAGTTCCCAGTAGCCCGTTGGGGTGGTAACAAATCTGCCGGTTCAGTATCCAATACTAGTTATTCAGTTATAACTGGGGTGTTAGGTAATTCTTATAATAACCTCATTGCAATAACAACTTCAGGCTATGCTAGTGGACAAGTGACCCTTAGTCAGATAACAAGAATAAGTACGGCCACTACTGAAAAGACACTAACCTTCAGTTTCACTGCAAAGTCTTCTGCCAACGATAACATGGATATTAAAGTACATACATATCCAATATTTGTACGTACAGAGTTAGCTACAAAAGCTATAGTACTAAAGAATACTGATGACTTTGACGATGCGTCTAATAGGTATTCTATTACGTTTACTATACCTGCTAATGCTATCTATTATGAATTAGGCATTGAATGGGCAGAGAATGCTGGCTTCACTGTAGGAAGATTCCAATTGGATGAGGGTAGCATAGCTTTCCCTTACAAGGAAAAATCTTTCACAACAGAAGTGACAGCTGCTGAGTCCTACTACCAGAAACACTGGAACTCTGGAGATAACCTAGCCTATGCTGGTCAAGTAACTAATGTGTCCTCTGCAAGAGGTATAGAATTTAGCTTCCCAACTATGGTAGAAATCCCCTCTTACTTAGCCGTTCGTGATGCTACTGGCACAACTGTCTCATCTGTACAGGATGAAGGCATTACTGAAAACTATGTATCTATGCGCTTCACTGCAAGCAACGTAGCTTTACATTACTCTTGGGAAAGCCTAACACTTTATGCGGAGTACTATATCTAAGATGGTAGTATAATTCTGCTAAATGCAGATAGTATCCTATCCATACGTGGCAAGGGACATCCAAACTACAAAGCCATGCTGAAAGAAATAGAGGCTGGTGATGCAGAACTGATTGCTTTCGCAGACAGGACAGATGAGTTTGCTGCAATAGCTGGAAGAACTTGGCGAGACAGTGAATTGAAACGTGCCGACACAGAGCTCTTAAAAGTCCAGGATGGACGCGGTAAAGGTCTAACCTCTGACTGGCGAGACTACCGTAACGCTTTAAGAGACTGGCCAGCTGACGGTAACTTCCCTAACATGGGTAGCCGTCCTACCTTCATAGAATCCAACAAAGGAGGGCCTAAGTAATGGCTATTAACTTTCCAAACTCACCCTCAGTAGGAAACACGTATGACTACCTGGGTGTACGCTACACATGGTTCGAGCCAAGTGTTGGCTTAGGCCTGTGGAAGGCTACTACTCCTGGCTCTGTTGGTATAGCAACCACAGGCGAGATAGATGCCGGTACTGACCATATCAAGTACATCACACCTGACTCCTTGAATGGAGCTCAGGTGAGACAGCAGGGTACACTTGTTAGTTCAAGTGCAGCTGAGCTTAATACCTTAGATGGTTATCTTGGTTCCTATCAAGACTTCAATAAGATTATCGGACTGACTGCTACTACTAATGAGATTAATAGTATTTGTGATGGTACTAAGCCTATGAATATCGGTTACGAAGGAAGCTCTCAACTATCTTCGGGTGGTGAGACTTGGACAAAGGATGTCTTGACTCTTTCACAAACCTGGTCAGTAGTAGGTCCTGTTGAGACAAACGACTGGTTACTTTTCAATGTAAAACTATCCGGTACCTTGGGCAATACAGCAGGAGATATATACATATACTTAAATGCCATAAATGGTAGCATTGCTAGACTTGGATTTACCTCATGTACTGAACAAGTTTACATAGGTAGTTCAGGTCAGCTAAGTAGAACCTTCCAGATTTGGGCCAGGGTATCATCTGGTCATAATACCATGACTGGTCAACTGCATGTTAAGACTTTAGGCTCTACTGTAACTAGTGGGTTATCACGTATGACTATTACCCCATTCCGTCAACTAGGTTAAGGAGAACTAAATGAACGATAAAGATGCCTATGTATGGGCTATAAACAAAGTAGCACAACCTGGATACCGGAGTGATGGTGGCTGTACGATGTCACCAGACTTCAACTTCAAAGAGTGCTGTCTACGTCATGATGTAATGATGAATTACAAACAAGGCATAGATGACCGGCAAGCACACCGCATCCTACGTAAATGTATAGCTAGTAAGGGACATCCTGTACTGGCTTGGGTTTACTGGAGTGCTGTTACTGCTGCCTCTAACCTTGGTGGACCGCTTAACGTGGCTGCTTTGGTTGGTGGTAGTGGTATCTTTGGTCTGTTATACTACTTCGGTTAAACAATTGGCTCACTGGCTACCTTCCTTCAACGGACTGGTGGTTGGTGGGCCATTTTTTCGTTATAAGGAATTTCTTATGTCAGGAAGTGCCTATTGTATCGACATAAGGCTAGTTACCTGTCGAATACTGTTAAGAATATCGACATATCTTGTCGGAATACTTTACAAATAATATTATATATGCTCAGAGCTCTTCTAAGGCTCTGTACAGTACTTAACAGAGGGCTGACCTAATGATGTCAACCTTGTCTTAAGTGCTCTGAAATGACCCATTAATTGCCTTTCCTGCTAATAATGGGCCTGTTTAAGCCTGTTATTAACTTATAAGGCAACTACTGTTATGTCGGCCTTATATAAGGTGCCTGACGAGGTTTAATCTGCCTCTTATGTGTGGCTGAAAATAAAATATATATGAGCTGTATCTGCTTGCGAGGCTAGGGTGTCATGTGCGTATAAGTAGGACCCATTAAGCTTAATACACATACACAATCGTATCAATAATGATACATAACCTGGAGAATAGCTCATGTACAGATTAGCAGTAGTAACAACATTCGGTTTCGCATTATCATCAATATCATCTAGCTTGATAGCCCAAGATGTTAGCTCATTGACGGCTCAAGTAAGCATACTGATGACAACACTTGCAACCATAACAGTTCTTTACTTTGGAGAATAAGATGAAGTACACAATACAGATAATGGATACAGACTTTAACACAGTTGAGTTCATAGTTGAAGCAATGGATAAACAAACAGCAATGCGAATTGCAATGAAAGGCATTAAAGCAGAAGACGTTGCAATGAGTGCAGTGTTCGAGGAAGGGTGTAACATAAGCCTCCCAGTAGAGCCTGTTGACCGGTATGTATGTCATGGGTTCAACCTGTACATGATACATCAGCTGTATGAGATGGCTAGTTCATGTACTATGGAAGAGGCTGAGCGTCTTTATGGCTCTGCTAACCTGAAGCTTATGATGAATGGCCGGTCTGCTATGGACGTAATGCTATACACTCGCTTCACTAAAGAGGTCTATGAAGTAGAAGAGGAAGCACATCAGTTCAACATGCTATAAAGTGCACGACATGAGGGCAGGGAGCCTGAATGAAATTAACAGGGCTAACCTATTATAACTAAACTAACTAAAGAGTAACTATTATGAACACAGTAATCGAAGCAGTAAACATCAATGACGTTAACAAATCAGCTATCCTGTCTACAGTGGCAAGTGAGCTGTTCCACAATGGTCTCAACCCAAGGATTGCCCTTATAACGGCTACAGCCTATGTAGGGTCTATGGAGTACATGGATGATGAGGAGATGTTCATCGAGGCCTTTGTTGATGGTCTTGAGAAGACTGAGTTAACTATCAAGGGTATGGACACACCGGATGATGCAATGGATGTGGATGCAATAGTGTTTGCACTACAGGATGCTCATTACCTTGACAAGGATAACAAGGTAGGTGATAGAATGGCGGAGTTGTTAGAACTAAGGAGTGAGGCTTATGCTCCACCACTTGCAATGGATGGCATTGAGCGCAGGTTTGGGTATGCTCCAACTAAATACTCTGAACTGTTCAAGGAAGCAATACATGCTCTGGAGGATACAAAGTACACAGTTGATGATAACATGATGTCAATTGCCTTACGTGTACTTAGTAAGTCTGGTAAGGATGATGAAGAAGGATATGTGTTACGTGGCTGTGAGAAGATGGACAGCAATGATGCATACGTATCAGAGTTCAAAGGTGACAGACGAGGTCGGATGTATCAAGCATCATGTCATGGTCCGAATGGCCAGGCTAGTGACCGTAGTCGTGCATTGATGGACTTGTATGGTGTTAAGATGGATTACGATGCCAAGGATGCGATGGAGTTGTTGAAGCATGAGATGTCTGATATGGTGTCCACTAAGGATAAGCAAGCACGAGGTAGATTAGTGCAAGAGGCATGTCAGCATCCTGTTGACTTCATTATCAAGCATGAGGATAGTGACTGTGTTAAGAAGCCTTGGTCGTTTGTTAAGGCTGCAAAGACATTGGTTGCACTTCATAACCACATACACAAGGATGGTGTTAAGCCCTACATTGGCATGGCATTTGGTTTAGACGCTAAGTGTTCAGGTCCTCAGTTGGGTGCTTTGATGGTTGGTGATGGAGAGTTAGCTGCTGCTTGTGGCTTCAGTCTCACTGAGATTGAGGATGCATATCATCGTTGTATTTCATACTGTGATGCAGCTGGCTTTCATGGATTGACCAGAGATGTGATTAAGAAGCCTTTCATGGGTATCTTTTATGGTCAAGGCTGGATGGCTTTCATGAATCCAGAGGAGTTGGACTCACCTGAGCTTTGGATAAGCTTACATGGTGATGAGATACTTGGTAATGAGAAACGTGCCAAGGAGTTCCACAAGGCAGTAACAGCATCATTTGGTGCTAAGATGATTAGTGTACGTAATGCAATGAGGTCTTATGCTAATAAGATTGAAGGCAAGGTTAGTCATATGCTACCTGATGGATTTAAGGTTGCTATGAACTACAAGATGAAGGTTAACATCCTGGGTGAGGCAATGGACTTTGATACTGACAAGTATGATGTGTTCTTACGTAACAACGTAGAGTCATACAAGTTTATCAATCTTCAGATGAACACTCAACACGTTGATACCTCTGACTTTGTACGTAATGGCTTCGTTAATATGGTACAAGGAGTTGATGGGCTGGTTGCTCGATTGATAGTAGTACACCTGAAGAGATTGGGTTGTGAGCATATAATTGCTGTTCATGACTGTTTCAGGGTATCAGTACATGATATGGGATTACTACGTCAAGCAATCAAGAATGCATACCGTGACTTGTTTGGTTCTTACAAGAATGAGGCCAGTGCTGACTTACCAGAAGGTACAGACATCCTTGGCTTATACTTTGATGGAATCAATCGTCAACTGAAGCAAGAGAACTTCGATGATGGTATCGAGATTAGTCAGTTCTTTGCATCTGGTACACGTAGGCTTCAGAAGATACGTGGTGAGAAGGTTAACCATCTTATCAGTGCATTAGGTCAGACTTACTACTTTGATAAGTAAGTAGGACTTGGGAGGTATTCAAGGCTAAGGAGGGCCTTACACCAAAGAGGACGAAGTCCAATAGCATCCCAAACAAGTATACCGGAAGTCTGTAGCGTCCCTGGAAGCTGGTACTACTTAGACTCTGATGACTTACTATGAGAGGCTTCGCAAGCTCAGCAGTCGCTACGCTCAGGTAAGTCAAAAACAAAACAGAGCTCAGGTTAGATACTGGCTAGACCTAACCAGAACACTATACATATCTATCTAGGGACAG